TACAAGAATAGTCAAAAGAGTATCTAACCAATTTTTTTCAAGCCAATAAGTAATAGAAAAATCTTTTTTCTTAGAACTAGCTTGGTATTTAATAAAGGCATTGATTACTATTGCCAAAATTGATAAAGTTATACAAGTAGGTGTAAACATATTATTTGTTTTTTAGTTATTAATCTTTTACTTCAAAGTGCATCCAATCATAATTCTTTTCTCTACCAAGAGATATAAAACCATGTTTATAAAAAATATCAATCATTGGTTTATATTCTGGTCTTGCAAATTTAGCAGTTTTACTTGTAGCTTTTAAGGGGTTATTAGCAGGGTCCAAATCGATAGCAATACCCCAAGCGTGTTTAGACCAATCAGTACCTCCTCGTTGTGCTCTAAAATTAAAACAGCCACCAAATAAATCAATACCAAGTCTTTGTATTTCAGGGAGACCGTAGTATGCAAGAATATCTTTAAAAATAGCAGTTAATTTATCAGAAACTAATTTATGACAACGAATCTTAGTTATTGTTTGTTTAGTGTCCCAAGCAATACGCATAGGATAAGGTAAATTAATAGTAACTAAGTAACTTCCTCTTTCGTCAGGAATACCATATTTTTCTATAGCTTTTTTAGTTGTTAACATAAATTATAAAAATTAATTTATTTTTTTAAGAATTGTCTTTTGTTCGTATGATATATTCAATAGAAGACTATACATTTCTTTTTGTGTTTCCTCAATAGAGTTAACTTTATCTTTCAAGTTTTTAAAATCTACTTCTGTAATCCCCTCTTTAACGGATAATTTATATAGTTTTTCAGCATGCTCAATAGTTACTTTCTCTAATCGTTTCTGGTCGTCAGATAATTTTTCAATAGAAGCAGAAGTCTTATAGTAGAAACTGAAACCTGTTATTAAAGCTACTAATATACCACTAACAACAGAACCTACAACTGTCTTTATCAGGTGTGTCTGCAAACTTTGCATTGATAATTCTTCTTTTATTTTTGTTACTTCCATGTTCCAAATATAGTGAAAAAATTAAAAAATCATATACTCATAAGAAAATTGCCATACAAAAGGGTCAGCCTCACCAAAAAATCTTATATTTAAAACGTCATCAGGAGCATTATCAGAAGTACCTACTATCTGTGGTTGAATAGAAAGATTATAACCATCAGAAGTAAATACATCTGTTTGATTCCAACTAAATGAAGAACCATTCCAAAGAACGTGAACAAATATTAACTTGCATACAGAAACACTACTACTTTGACTTTGCACTTTACCATGAGCTGTTATTCTCAAAAAAGCAGAGCCTCTATTTCCTTGAACCATTTTAGTATGGTCAAATAACCTTACAGTAATATTCGTACTTGCAGGTACACGTACAGATTTTATTTTTCTCCTATTTAAACCTATTATACCGTCCGAATTACTAATATATTGTTCAACAAAACCATCCATACCACCTAAAAAAGCAAAAAGTTCTGAATTTGTACTAGAACCAACCTTAAATACAGCAACTTTGCTATCTATTGTTACAAAGTCGTTTTCAACAATTATACTAGAATAATCTGCGTCTTGGAACTTTATATTTAAGTAATTATCAGCAAAAGTAAGTGTTGTTTTTCCATTAGAAGATACTATCTTATTATCACTATTAATTACTAAATCTGGGTATAAGGATGTGTTAGGATTTATTTTAGCGACCAAGTTATTATTCACATCATATTCCCACAAATCATTAATAAAAGTACCTATTTGAGCAAAAGTAATTTGTGTAGTTCCTAAAATAATTGGTGATACATTTACAGCATAAACAAAATTTGCTTCTGTACCACCTTCCCTAACTCTATAAGTAGCGGCGAGTAATTTAGAAGAAGTATTTGAGTCGTCAGCACGCCTTAAAACCCATGAAGATGTTGGACTACCAACATCTTCTACAACATAACAACCGTTATTAACCCTATTTGCACCGACTTCATTTTTTACTAATATTCTATCACCTACCTGTAGTGTTACACCATCAATAGCCGGTAATCCTACACCATTAGCATCAGTAAGAACTTGGTTTCCTCCTGATACAATATAGGGAGGTAAAGCAGTTGTAGTAGATACTCTAACAGAATGTTTCCAAGAAAGTCCTTGAGCAATACTATCTACATAGTCTTTAGTTGCAGCGTGTAATCCATTAATAGGAGGACCTACTAAAGACAAATAACCTGTCATAGTATCTCCTGACTTATTAACTTTACTATTTATTTGTGTTTGTGCATTTGCTGATAAACCACTTATAAAAAGTAGCTCCGAAGTAGTAACACTACTACTAACTAATCGTTTTAAATTATCAAATACAGCCACCCTTTCAGCAGTTGCAGAATTAATATATAAATTACTAGTAGCTTGACCGATAGATATATTGTTAGACCCCGTAGTACCTATATTTATAGCATTACTAGCAATTATATTTACGTTAGAACTTCCATTAGTACTAACAGTATTACCAACTATACTTAATACTGTGGCAGTTATAGTAGTGTTTCTATCATTACGTCCTATTGATATATTACCATTATTAAATGTAGTGCCTATATTCAATGTTCCACCATCAAATATAGCTGTACTATCATGTCTTACTTCAACTGTAGAACCTGTAAAATCAATACGTTTTGAAGAACCGTTATTTACGAGGAACTTACTAGAATTAATAATAAAACCTGTTATCGTATTAAGATTGTATATAAAACTATTAGCAGAAGCAGTAAATGAACCTGTAGTAATATCAATAGCTACATTATGATTAATATTTAAAATAGTAGGGTTTAATCTAATACGTTTATTAGCGTCAGTTAAATAAAACTCTACTTCGTTACTTACTCTGAATAGCGTGTTAAAAGAAGTAGTTATCTGAACGTAATTGTCAGCATTAATAGCGATATTAGATGTGTGGTAAATATTAATACTACTAGGGCTAATATCAATAAGAGAGCCTCCTATATTATTTAAGCGAATATTATTTGTAGTAATCTTTAACCACGTTTCATTAGATGCTATACTACCTCCATTAGTAGAAACTACAAAACTCTCGTTACCTAAAGTACCAAAGTTTACTCTTATCTTATCAACGTCCCAAGAAGAAAGTGAACTACCTGAAACGACACGTATGCAAGAAGTATTGTTATCAATAGCAAGCAAACCATCTACAATAGTTGTGGTATTAGAAGCCACAGGTATATACCCAGCAGTTAAACCACTTCCGTTTACACTAATACCTTCTGCATCTTGCCAAGTACCGTCATCACGTAAAAATTGTCCGGTAGGTACATCTTTTCTAATAAAAGAAATATCAACTTTACCATTATTATCAATAGACAAGTAACCATTAGGCTGGTTTCTGTGAGTTTGAATATTTAAGTAACTATCATTAAAATCGGATAAAAGAGGGCGTAAAATATTAGCAGTAATATATCTATTACCGTTGGATATAATACTTGTATTAATATCAGATAATAACTGCGATTTATCTTTTTGCGACATTAAAAAATGTTATTTAATTTTTACTTCATTGTTTATTATTTCAACTTCTAAAGCAAATATAGCTTCATAATCTAATTCACCTTCTTCTGTACGAGGTAAAATATTTTCATCTATATCAAAAACCTCGTTTTTACAATTATCTTTTAAATCACCTATTGCTACTATTTTATTATTGATTATTTGTACTTTCATAACATTTTAATTTTTTATCTAAAATCATATCTAAATATTTGTCGAACCGTTCCAGCTCCAGAAGACCCAATATAAAAATAATATTCAAGTTGTTTATTAAAGTATCTAAATTGAGAAAGCGTAGTGTTTGGTATATTAATAGGTACAGATTCACCTGTTAAAACATTGACAAAATGAGCAACACCCAATATGTTATTATTAGACACAAACAAAGCCCAGTCAGGGTTACTTGAATCATATAAAACTTGCCAAGCATTATTGGGTGTAGGCATCACATTACCTATTCTAAATTTAAGAGTTGGCGATCCGTTTGATGGGTTTATTTCAAAAACACCCATTCCAGTTACATTCTGACCAAGAAGGACATAAGTTTTTCCATCACTTGCATAAATAGGACTGTTGATGTTTGCATTAGAAGTTAAAATTGGTACATTATACGTACCAATCAATGTGTATGTATTAATATTATACACTCTAAAACTATTACCAGCATTTGTACTTGTACATATAAACCCGTTTACTTCATCAAACCACCAAACCATATATGTAAATCCTGATGATGTAGTTTGATTTATTAACAACGTTGTTGTAAAAGTAATGGGATTTATTTCATATAGCCTAAAAAAAGAAACTGTTGATTGTGCTGTTGCATAATATAGTTTATTATCTCTAACTATATATCCTCCAGATATAGTACCACTATATGTACTTGTAAATGTTTCAATAATAGTATTAGTAACAGCATTTATTCTTGTTATAGTTAAAGTACCAGCTACGTTATCATTTATAGCCCAATATTCATTATTAATATAAACCACTCTCATTACATCATGTCCACAGTTAATATTAGTTATAGTTGAATATATTTCATTAGCATTAGGTCTTGTAAATATTAATACATTATCACTAGTTGATCCACCAGCTATCACATATTTATCGTTTATTCCATCGTATAACCAATTTTGTAGTCCTAAAAAACCATTAGCATTAACACCACCACCACCAGAATGTGTGGTCATATACTGCAAAGAAAAAGTATTAAATGGATTTATTTTATCCACTTTCTCAGGATTAGTAAATGGTGTTTCACCCGCATTCAATGTAAATCCGTTTCTAACCACATAAGTTCTCCAATCATTAGTCGCCGCTTGCCATATAAATTTCTGCCCTTCTGTAAATGTGGAAGTGGGTGTCCAAGTGTGTAAAATGTTATTTGCAATAGGTTTATTAATCCATAAACCATTTTCTCTTATAAGTCCATCACCATTTGCTACGGAAGTAATAAGAACATCGGTTAGTTCCTCTAAATCGTAACCGCTTTTTATTTCTACGTGTATAATACCATCTGTTGCGTGTTGGTAAACTACTTTTCCTAACGACACTAAGTATGCCGGAGAAACAGTAGGAGTATTAGTAATATCACCATTAGTTGATAAGTAAAGAATTGTACCCGGTGTATAAGAAGCTGTGTTAACACCTCTTAAAATACCTTCTGTTATTACATATCCGTTATCATTGTTAGCTATATCAGTAGCAGTTAGTCCAATAGTAGTGGAACTAGTAGATTTATTAGAATTATCAGCTAAAGATATTAAAGGTCTATTACCGTTTCCACCACTAATGTAAACTACTTTACCTTTATTAATAAAACTACCTGTCTGATTACGTACACGTATAATTGTCTGATGTCCTAATTCAATAGAAAAATTATTAACGTCTGTTTGAACACTAATAGTTTTAGTGTCATCTAACCAATAAACCTTTCCTTCTGCATGAGGAGGTGTAGGTATATTAGTTATAAAGTTTATGTAGTGAACATCATTTATAGATCCACTATTTAAAAAAATGTTCTCTAAGTCAAGATCCCGTGTATATAGAGTGTTGCTTTTAGTGGCAGTTATTCCGGAAGAAGCAATAATTACGGAGTTTATTACGCCTGCATTTATTGTACTATTACCAGAACCTATAATAACAGCTTTTTTATTAGAACTATTAGTTGATATAGAATTAGAGCTATTATTTCCTATTAATATTTCATCACCCGAAAAATTAGCTTCAATACCAATTTGTATTTTTCTAACAGTATTAATAGTAATATCTCTTACAGAGCGTAAATTAATATCGTTGTTATAATTTGTAGAATTTGTACGAATAAGAATATCTCCATCTGATGAATATAAAGCGAGTATAGGTGTTGAAAATCCTTGTTCGTATAAAGTTATACCTTTTGTGTTTGTATAAATACCAATACGAGTATTTATATCATAACTACTTAACTCTACATAAGTACGTTCCATGTATAACTGACTCTCATTATTAAACTGACCATTATCGGTAGATAGAAGTATTGTACTTGGAGAACCATAAGCATCTAAAGATAACTCACCACCACCATTACCAGATCTAATAACTTGCGAACCACTTATAACTATATCATGCGGACCCGTAATGTTACCAATAGCTAGTACGTCTTCTAAAGAATTACCGCTACCATTAACAAAAGATACAAGCGTATCAATGGTGTCTATTAATATACTGTTTAAGTTACCGCCCTCATTAGCTCTTACACCGTTAGCCGTTACTTGTGTGTTAATTCTATTTTTTAAAATACTAATATTAACTATCGGCATAGTATCTTATTTAAAAAACTAATAGAAGTCATCATTAAAGTCATCATTAAAGTCGCCCACTAAGTACCAGCGAATAAGGTAGCGTTCACGTATCAATTCTCTTATAGCTGTAAAAACTTCCGGAGAATTATAGTTTATATCACTATCTAGTATATACTCACCTGTAAGTTTAGTAGTGTAAACTATTTTACCGTTAATAAAATTAGTTGGTACTTCTAATTTATTTCCGGAAATATTAATCAAAAAATCAGTTGTAAAATCAATGCCGGTAACAGAAAAAGAATGTCCGGTTAGTGTTTCGTTATGAAAACTTTTAGAATAAAATATAAAATTAGGTATCTGTAACGCACGAATAATACTTTCTCTTGGCATTATTAAATTTCGAGAAATGAAATTAATTGCGTCCTCAAGAATAGTAATATTAGATATGGTTACAGCGTAAATCAATTTCTTTTATACTTTTACAACTTAGTCCAAATACCAACAACAGTATCGTTAAACACTTCTTCATAAATATTTGGGAAAGTTACTTCTTCTCCATTTAATACAATATAATTTTTATTACCGAGTTGAAACTCTTGCTTTTGACCCGAATTATTTTTATACGTTACAGTAGGAATACTATCATTTTTAACAGCATGATCTGTTAATTCTATTTCGTAATCCTTTTTACTTTTTTTGTTTGACATAAGAGTTATTTTTAGTTACCATTTTACTTTATTAGCCCAATAAGCAGCAGACATTTTTCCTTTTTTAATATTTTTTGAGTGCCTCGCTTTAAAACTTTCTCTACGTTTTCTATAACTTTCAGTTTCACCATCTTTTTTAGGAGATCCTTTTACACCTTGTTGCCCAAAGCGAATAAATTTTACTAATTTACCATCCTTAGCTAAAACAGCGTGGGATTTAGTAGGGTGGTTAGGGGTAGCTTTTGGTTTATTATATCCAGAAAAAGTAACACCGCCTCTACGAAAATGAGCTTTAACAACTTTACCTTTTCTTTTATGTGATTTTACTTGAGGCATTATATATGTAATCTAATAATCAAATATATTGTTTTTTTCATACATTAAATATTTATATTATTGACAAAAATATTAAAGTTTTGTATTAAATCAAATTCTTCCGGTTCTTTTATAGCAACCATTATTTTAGAAGTAAATTCAAAGTTAGTTTCAAACACACCATCACTTCTTTCATTTTCTGTTATAGCTACTGTGTAATTAACAACATCACCAACTTCCTCTCCATCAGGAAGTACTATTTTATTTAATATAAAAGTACCACGAGTATTAAATTTTTTAAGTACAAAATCTAATAAAGTGTACTTGTGCATTGGGTTATTAACAAAAAATGTATAATCAAATCTAAATATTAAACGTATAGGGTCCTCAACCATAAACGCTTTAGTAGGATTACCATTGTTATCGTATGCGTGATAACCTGTAACGTGTTGTTGAAAATTACGAGTCCATTCAGTATCTATTATAGGTGAGTAATCATAAATAGATATAAGAGGATATTGTTCTTTTGGTTTTTCCGCAAGTGTTTGAGCAGAAGCTCTAGCAAAAGTGTATGGAACAGTTAATAAACCTTCTGGAGAATTAATAGTAGCATTAGCTTGACCGTTTTCGACCAAGCACTTCATAAATTCTCCTTGTACGTTTCTTAAACTAGTTAACATTTTTTATTTTTTCTTTTTTTATACGCATCAATATCTTTTTTACTAAAATGTTTATTTACAGCATCTACCAACTCCTGATGTTTATAGGGAACACTTTTTGCCTTAAACATAGCTTCTAACTGTTTGTTAGCATAAGCTACATCTATACCACCTATATTCTTACTTTTTCTTGTTACCATTTCAGTTACTTTTTTTCCTGATTTGGTCCTCCTTGTTCTTTTAAATCTTTTTATACGCATTTTTATAAATTTTATTTTTTTCTTTTTAACTCTTTCCAAGCCTTATGAAAAGTGCCCTCTCGCATTAGTTTTGTTTCGTAAGGAGAGTAAGCACCATTATCGGCTAATTTATCAAAATAATCGTCATTATACAATCTATCGTAATCTTTTTTACTAAGTGAGCGGACTTTATAATTTTTAGATTTTTTCTTTTTTTCAACGATACGTATTTTACGTATATGAGCAGCTCTACCGTTTTTACTACGTCTAACTTTTACAATCCTGTATTGGTACTTTTTCATTATTAAAATAATTTACCTTTTAAAAACAACATGAAACGTTTACGATAAATAGGTCTATATTCTTCAAAAGCTATTCTTATAACCGATTGAGGCATTATATTTTTATCTTTTCTACCGTACTCAAGTATTGTTAAAAGTTCTTTATACGTGAAGTCTTTTACAAACTTACCGTCTTTTACAAAGGCAACTCCTTTTTCTGCAATAAAACTATCTTTAATGTCATCCTTTGTAATAGGATTTCTTATTATCTCTTGTTCAATTAATTTAAAATTGTATTTTTTATTGTCAATTTTATCTTTTACAAACTTAACAAAATCTTCGGCAGTTTTTTCTTTAAAAACATTTAGTCCTGAAACAAAATGTTTTTCATTAAAAGGTGTTCTTTTTAGTAAATTTTTAGCCACGTAATTTATCTTTTAACATTAATTCAATAGCAATACAACTACCGTAAAGTGGTTCTAAATATTGAACTCGATCCAATATAAATTCATGCCCAGATTTACGTACTAATGTCTTATTTCTATCAATAATGTGTGTTCCGAATAATGGTATTAACTGTAAAGGGGAGATATAAATTGCTCCTGACTGTATTTCAGTAAGACCATATTTTTCTCTTGAAAAGTTTTCTATATTAGTTTCGTATAATGCCGGTAACGAATACCAAGTAATAGAACGTTGATTTGAACCTGTAAAATTAGTTAAGAAATCATTTGACGGAGCATTTACTAATTCCTCAATACCAAGCTCAATAATCATATCAGATAACTGAACATGGTTAAAAAAAATATTTTGATACTTAATAAAACGAGAATTAGTAACTAAACCCATAAACTACGTAATTATATTTCTTGACAACGGAGAGAAAGTATATGGGTAACTATCAAAGTACGATAAATAATTAGAATCTTTTGTAAGACGTATATTACCAAATATAACGTTGTCATCTCTAAAATAGAAATCCTGATATTCGGATTCTAATTTTTTTCGGAGCCACAAAAATATTTTGAACCAAAAACTGTTTTTATCGCCTAGTACATTATCACTACCAACACGATTAAAATCTTCACTAAAATACTGAGCTGTCATTGTATTGTCATCTTGAATTGAAAATACACTTCCCACATTAACCGTTATACTTTCGGGATTGAATGGTGTTATTCCCCCTACGTTTAAACCTTGCCCATCCGTAAAGTTTAAAGATGTCGCTAACACTCCAACTTCTGAAACACGTCTTTTTTCTATTGCTTGAATTGATACCCATAATACCAAATGTTTAGTAGAATATTCGTCTAGTGTTGTAACACTTGTTAATAAACTGTTATAGTCTTCATCAGGCATACGAAGAACTATCCTGTAATAGTCAATGATAATATCTAAAATTTCTTCGTCATGCAGAAAAAATCTTCTTAAAAACGTAAGATTTGTACTAAGAGGTGCATTTGTAAACTTTATAATATTTTTTACAATCTCATTAGGTTTATAATAACCTGTAAATGCAACAGGATAACCACCATTAATTAAAGCGGTAAGTAGATTGTCAATCTTATCTGTATTTTCGTTAGGAGAATACGTATAGGTAAAATCAGGAGTGTTAGAATTAGGTGCCGGTAATACTTTAAACTCAGAACTATTGTTAGTAACAAATTTACCCGTCTTAGCTTTAAGCAAAAAAACAGGAATAGGGTATCTGTCATAAGTTAGTTCTCTGACAGATACCAATATTTCTGTTAGTGTAGCCATTAATGTAGTTTAAATAAAATAAGAAAAAGCAAATCACAATCAATTAGCCCATTTGTATAACTACTTGGGCTCTAGCAAGAATAATACTTACATGAACAGGTAATTTATATTCCTTGTTTTTAGTAAGATTATATTTAACTCCACCAATAGTACACTCGTGGTCTTTTATGGCTCTACAAGTAATCATTCGTTCTTTAACAATATCTACTGTTTCAGTAGTTTCTACTATTTCTTTTGTTTCAGTAGTTTCTACTACCTCGATTTCTTCTTTTTTGTTTTTAGCTTTTGACATGTTCTTTTATATGATTAGTTAAACAATAAAAGGGAGAGGTCTTTAACCAACTCCCTTTTGGATTTTATCTATTAAGCAGCGGTTAAAACTCTTATACAGTTCTTTTCTTCAATAAGACCTGTACCCCATATACCATACCAACCAATAGTATGCTTACGACCTAACTCAACGATACCGTCATCTCTTAATTCAACGTCAAGAGCAATAGCCCAAGCGTATGCGTTTTCACCAAAAATAACAGCTTCAACCCCATAATTTGGGGAGTAAGTTCCATATTTAGCAACTACTTCTGCGTTGGTTAAAAGAGGCATATTGGTAGTTTCTATGAATATTACACCCTCATACATACCAACTTCACCAACGTATAACTGTCTTCTACCCATATAGGTATTAGCATTAATCCAATTAGGGTCATCACGTAATTGTCTTAACTGTTTAGGATGTGCAATACATACATAATATTCGCCCTCAAATTTTGGTGCGTTATTAGTAGCAAGTAATTCCACAGCATCCTTAACTGTACGACTATTAAATACTGATCCAGAGTTCATAGTAGCAGCGCTAGTAGCACCATTACCATATACAATATTAGTAGTACTAAGAGCAGCATCTCTAAATTGTTTGTCAAGTACTACTGCTAAGTTATTAGCCAATAGCTTAGAAGCATCACCTAATACGTCAAGTAAAGAAGTACGTAGTAGTATCTCGGTTAATTGAATACTATTAGCTTGTTCCATAACAGGAATAACTACTTCTGATGCAGAAATACCTTGTGGTACTAATACTTCATGTTCAGCAATAGCACCACCGCCATCTAAGTTGTTATATTTTGTAAAAGTAATAGATTTACCACGAACAGCTTGTAAATCACGTTTTACTTTTGCGAATTGCAAAAATTTACAACGAGGCTGTGCTTGAAAAATAACTTCTTTAGAATAGAAATCTCGCACAGCTTGTGGGATAGCAGCATAGCCACCTCCCGAAGCATTAGCAGAAGTAATAGTACCAAAACACATAGCTACTAATGCTGTAAATAGAATAATAAGAAAATTCATTTTTTTCTAAAATTTAAAGGTTAGACATTTATTAGATTAGCTAATTTAGCTTGAAGCTCTTCTCGTCTTCTAGCAAATTCTTCAATGGACATACCTTTAATGTTTTCGTCAGCAACAGTTGTAACTGCTGGTGGAGTAAAAGGTGGTGCCGAAGGAGCAGCTTCTTGCACAGGCGTAGTAGCTTGTGTATTAGTTGCAGTGGTTGGCACATTACCAGCAGATGTAGTTGTTGTCTGAGTAACAGGTAAGGCTCCATTAGGTCCAAGAGGAGTTTCAATTTTACCGTACTTCGCAAAAATACTCATTGAGTTTTTAAGCGAAGCGTCTAATTCTTCTTTAGTTTTACCAACGACAAGTTCCGGGATACACTTGCCTTGATTCTCAGTAATAAGTTTATTACGGTAATTTTCAATCTCAGCAGCTTGGTCCAATTTTGTTTTTTCAATGATAGGAGATAAAGCATTGTTCATTAAAACGGTGAACTTTTCTGCCATACCTTCCATTATTTCATTTTTAAGCTTCTCCACATCTATTACAGGTGTTTCTTTTTTTTCATTTGAAGTTAAAATAGGGGTTTTAGTTAGAATTTCGATTTCTTCCTGTAATGCTTTAATCTGTGAATATAGCTTAGCTTTTTCAGTTTGAGCAACTGTTTTTTGAATCTCATTAACAAACTGTTTAAGCTCAGGATTGTCTTCAACAGCGTAAGTGATTCCACCCATAGTAAGGGTCTTTGGTAGAGTAGCTTTACCTTCTGTGTTTTTTGTGTTTGACATAGTGTTTTACGATTAGATTTATAATTAGGTTTTTAATTCTCTACTTTTACACCCCCGTTATCTTTAATTAGATTAGAACGAAGTGCTTGTGTTCCTTTAGAAGAAACAACAGGGTTTGGTAAATCCTCACGCTTCACAAGTGGAGCATCAGGGGTTCCGGGATTAACGAAAGCCGACTCGGTTTTCATTTCCTTACCCGCACCTTTTTGGTGCAGACTTTCTGGATTTTCATTTTCTTTCATAGTTAGAAAAATTTAAAGTTTAACTTGTTTTATTAATTATTTAATTGAACGATGAGTACAAATATCTAAAATTTTTATAAAAAAACAAAAAATTTATTAATCTATTTCTTTTTCAATTTGTTCTTCACCTTCTTCACTTTCTTCTTGATTGGAAATTAAATCACCAAGCATACTTTGTATAATCATATCCTGAACTTTCTCAGCACGTATCTTATTAAGAGCATCAGGAATATTGTTTATACCCAAACGTTTCATTATAGCTTCTCTATGAGTAATACCAAGTTGTTGTTCTACTTGTGCCTCTTGTAATATACTCATTCTATCAGATGGGAAACCGTATGAGAATTTAGGATAAATTCTGTAATCACCACTATCCATAAAATCATCTAATTTAAAACCACTCAAACGTTTATTATTCTTATCAAACTTAAATAATATACGTAATATCATTTCATTTATTTCTGCAATACCCTCACCATACGTTAAACTTTTTATATCTGCTTGTTGTACAAGTGGTTGATAAGTTAATTGAAGTGCAGCAGCAGAAGTACCACTAATAGCTTGTAATTTACCTAATACGTTTTCAGGTACATCGGATAACTCGTGCATACCCATTTTTAATTTATCTAAAAAAGCAGTCATTGAAGATAAGTCAGCATCTAAACCAAGAGTGAAAACATTAGCTTCTGGTGGTAAACCACTCCATATATTACCAAGACCACGTTTCATATTTTTTATAGTAGCACCTGTTACAACGGTAGTGGGTGTTGCATAGTAATCAATTATGCCTTTAAGCTCTTGAGTAAGTTCATTATAAACTTTATTAAGTTTTAAAATATCTTGTGCATCTGATCTACCAAAGTAACTAGCACTATTAGGTTTATTTTTTATATGAACAATAGGAATAAATCCTAAAGGATTAACTGTTTTCTTATATTCATGAACATCATTATCAAATTTATTTTTCTCATAGAAATTTACTTTTGGTCTTAGTATTTCAGCACCTGTCTGAAACCATGTTTCAATAGTATCTTTAGTGTAGTAGGTAACAAACATTCTATAGTCATGTTTACCCGTTCTTTTAATTATATTGTAATCATTTTGTAATACCTGCCTAACTTGAAATCCTACTAACTTATTAAAATCACCATTTTCAAAAATAGGGAATGATTGCCTACTATCTAGAACGTTAATCTTTACATATCTATTTTCAGCGTCCCATGTAGGCATTACCCAAACATCACCACATATACTACCCATTTGTAGTATTTCGTGTATAGTTAATGATAGGTTGTTTTTTCTCCATTGAAAAAGTATTAACTCCTCTAAGGGTACCTTTTTATCGTCCGGAACATTTTCATTGTATAATGATTCTACATTAAATGAAACACCATTAGTCCCCATTAAGAACGAGATAATTTTATCAATAAATGCTCGAACATAATTAAAAGACAACATGGTATGGTTAAAATCTCTATAATGTTTTCCCTCATAGAATTTCCAATACAAATAATACTGTTCTATTCTATTTAATTCGTGATTTGAATTAGATACTACGTTACTTGCTAAAAAAGTACGTAACTCTTGAGTACCATGCTCTAAGTAGTTACGTAATCTCTCGTTTACATTTATTGCCCCGTTTATATTTGACATAAAACTTTATATATAGGTTTACCAACTTTCATCATTTCGCAATTTACGATTAATTAATTGTTCTTCAAACATTGGGTTATAAATTTCTTCTTCAATTTCTTCTTGTGCTTCAAAATTAGTAGCTAAAAGCATCATACCAAGACTATCTACATAGTCGTCTAAAAAACCGTCTGATTTATGACAAACAATATATGGTCCATCATAATATTTTAAACAGTTTTTCATCTGTTCCTCAAAACGTAAAAACTCTTCAGTTCTCCTCGTATTTCTATTGGCAGGTATAATTAATCTTTTTTGTTGAATAAAATCAATAAGATTAAACCACATTTCAGATTTACTCTGTTTACTAAATGTAAATGGAGTTATATTTACAGTGTCACCAACTGCATACATTAATCTATCTACTACTGCTTTACCAACACCTGTATAATCAGCACACAAATTAACGACATTTTTATTATATAACTCCTCAACAATTAATTGATGTTGCACCTCATAATCAACATTTCTAATTTCAGTCCAACCACAAATTTCAATTTTTGGAGGCTCTTCTTCATCATTTGGATTCCATACTACTTTACCGAATGTAAGTACTGTACTAGCGTCTTCTTTACCAATATCAAGTCCTGCAATAATAATGTCATCTTCCTCAATTCGTAATCCTTTTTTGTTATTACATAGTTTTTCAAATTCTTTATCTGTAATGAGCATACCACTTTCCAAATCCCACTCAAGAGCATAACTAAGGCGGAATGCTTTACTATCACGACCCCATCTTTCCATTTTTTTAGTAACATCTTTTTCATACTTCAAATGGAATGGATTTCTGTCTTTAAGAAATTGTTCTCTACGTGCTTTAAATATTTTTTTATAATCGTATTCGTAATGGTATAAAATACGTGGGTCCTTACAGTACCTATTTTTGTTTTTATTATGTTGTATTTCGTACCAAAAGTTATTTTTTTGAGTTCCTGTTGTTCCACACTTTATTATAGTACCACCTGTAGCAGAAACCATTGGTTCAATACTCTTTTGAATAATATAATCGTCAATATCTTGAGCTTCCTCACAAATGATTAAATCATACGTAGCAGATTCTATTTTAGACTGTTTACTAGCTACTTGTCCTGTTAAAGAACTACCATTAGTTAATTCATATCTTTTTGGAGAAGTTAAACTAATATCTAAATCAGGGTCTTCCATAACCATAGATGCGTTTTCAGAACTTATACGTAATAAAGCACGATTATAAGTATTCCATACCTGATCTGATTGAGGTGCAAATAACCCTATACGAATACCATTTTTAAATTGTTCTAAGTCAGGTATTATTTTAGCAAGAGCCGGTAAAATAGTAGATAATGTATTAATTACAAAAGCTAACGTTTCAGATTTTCCTGACTGACGAGATAATAACATAGTAATTACTTCATTCTCAAAACTGATAACGTGATGTATGATTGCGTATGCCATCTCTTCCTGATAAGAATATAAAGGCATACCCGTAAGTATCTTACCAAATTCGACACATTTAGCTGTTACAAAATGTGTATCAAAACTAACCCCCTTTCGTAATTCTTCTTCTAATAGTTTATCTAGGTCAATCTCTTTGATAGCTTCCTCAACGGACTTACCTTCCGACTCAAAAATACCCGTAGCATCAATCTTACGGACTTTACCTTGTCTTACTGTTTTTTTACTCATTTTTCGATTAAAATTGCTGCTTTTTCCTGAAAAGCTATTGCAATATGATATACGATATAAAAATGTACTGTTACAGTAAAGCGTTACCTAAAAATTTAAGACGATTTACGGTTCTTTGTAAAGCATTACCACCTGCCCACAAAGAATATTTAGATTGCTCATCTTTAGCAACCAAAGTTATTGAACTAGCAACACCGTTATTTTCTGTGAAAGAAACAACGTCCCAATTCTGTAATCTAAGGGCAGTTAAATTTTCAGAAGTAGAGCAAACAACTCCTGAAACAGTACTAGCGATTACACCGCCTGTACCAACTCTTTTAAAAACGACTCCTTTACTCATATTTGTTTATTTATAAAATTGAACATATAGTTTTTTGTGTTCCTTTATTACAGCAACACCGTTTTTAAGTTTTCTCTTATGTTTACTTACTTTTCTTAACATACTTTTTACTTTCAGAAATAGCAATAGCAATGGCTTGTTTACGATCTGTAACTTTTTTACCACTTGAAGTCTTTAAATCTCCCTTTTTAAATTCACGCATAACCTTTTTATTTTGTCTTTGGGTCTGAATTTTCTCATGTGGGATTTTCTCTTAGCTGTACCTTTTACTTTTATGTATTTCATACGCAAATATAATCAAATATTTATATCTCAGTATATTTATACTTAAATCTTATATGCTTATGAAAATACTCACCTTTAGACTTAGCGTTTAGTAAGCGTAAGTAAATAGTTGCTGGAACATCTGCATAGAGGTAAGTTCTATTACCTCTATGAAACGTTATTTCTAAATCTTTTGTTGCGTTATTATAACGCATACTTTTTATATTAGTAGAGCTAACATAGAATTTTCTTTCTGGAGCTTCCTCAATATTTTTATTTACGAAACGATTTTTCTTCTTCTGTTTTACCTTAGTAATACTTTTAATAATCTTTTTCATAAACAGTTCCGATTGTTACAAAAAAAGTGCAGCGTAGAAAACTACGTGCACTCCAAAAACCAATTAAAACAACACAAAGCTGAAAAAAGCAACGAGTTTGCTTTTACAAAGTTATCTATTTTTTCCAATAATACAAATTTTTACGTTCAATAACTACTTTTCTACCCACTTGAGGTAATCCTAAAACGTGTAAAACTTTATTAATGGCTATCATAGATTTACTAGAAGTTTTACTGTTAGATAAAAAAGACTCTAATGATCTTGGTTTAATACCAAGCTCTTTCTCATACTTAACTGCAAAATCTCTAACACTAATCTTTAAGTTATGCTTTATGTGATTACGTATAAAAGTAATTACCTCATTAATACTCATGTATTTAATATTCTCCTTTTTCATATAATTTAGCTGTTAAAAAATGTTCAACTTCTTCAAAATTATCTGGTTTATTTCGTTCCCAAAAATAATCTATTCTATTTGTTGGTTTATACAATATAGCAGTAACACTATATAATTTATTACAAACCTCAATAGCTATTAAAAACTTAATTATAGAATTTGTGGACGAAGATAGTTTCTTTATTACATAATCTTTAAAATAAACTTTATTAGGAGTTTCATCAAAATGGGATATAGTAGTAGAAAAATTATCTGTTATTATAGGCATACCCTCACTAATTTCTTCTGCTAATTTTTTTACTGCATATTCGGAAGCATCCTTGTACAAAGTATGCTCATCACTAATTATTCTTTTTGGTAGCCTGTCAATAGGTACTTCGTAAGTCCTAAAAACTTTTACTATTATACTTTTTCTCATAGACTTTTTTATTGTGTTATTTTTATTGTGTTATTTTTATTACTTTTTGAAAGTGGTATAATAATTCTACAGTACCGTCTTCGTAGCGAACTTTAATACCATTATCCAATTTAATTACAGTTGCATAGAAAAACGTCTTATAATTATACCAAACTACTTTTACTTTATCATTAATGTTTAAATCTGGTCGCTGATTTTTATAAATAGCGTCTAACGGATTATATAATTGGAGTACATACAGTAATTCTTCTAAAAGATTAAATAGCTCTACGTTGTGTTCACCATCCAATAAACGATAATCAAAAATAGTGAAGCGATCTCGTACTATTGGTTTTTCTAAAACTTGTTCAGCGGTCAATTCTTTATTAAAGAACTTCATAAGAGCAACATTAACTCTAGTTTCTTCGTGCAGTATGTAATAAGCAAGGAATTTACTTTTAGTAACTGTGTATTCACCCGTATTATTTCTAAATGTTATGTGAGTATCTGTTACATCTAATAACTCACCAACTGTATAAGCAGGTTTACAAATAAATATTCCGGGAGATTTTTTCTTCTCGGCAAATATCTTATCGTCTTTTATTAACTCAATTAACTGTTCTAAGAATTTAGATGCACGAATATCTCCTTTTTTAAATTTACGCAAAAGTTTACCGTAATACACATTAAACGATCTATGAGGAATGAATCTGTGCATTTTAGCAATAACAGAGGAAACTTTCTTTGTACGTTTAATCATTAATATTGCCTTCTTTCTTTGTGCAACTAAATCAATTTCTTCTTTAGGTGCTAAGTAAGGAAATTTTCTATGCATATCCTTACTGTACTTTTCTTTTACTTCATCAGATATATTTTTATCGGAAATAAACCTCTTATATAATCTCTTTATGGTTTTTTCAGTAGGGAAGTCGTCTTTCTTTCTGATTAATTTAACTACAGATTGTAAAATCTCATTTACTTTAGCAGCTTCTTCTAACTTTTTCTTTTTAATTGCAAGTTTATCAACACCCCTACTGTTAAGGTATGCGACTATGTCTTCATACTTGGGGTGAGCACCCAATCCATGACTAACTATTTTACTATAATGTCTTTGGTCTAATATTGTTAAACCTATGTCAGTATAATAAAGTTTATAATCACGATACAAAACAAAACCGTTCTTATACACAACGTTTTCGGTATGATCTTTCATATACCTGTACAAATCAACTGCTAACTTTTTTGTATCAGGTACTAATTTACCTTCAAGGTCTAACTTTTTAATATCCTCGAAAGAAGATACTACTTTTAACTTTTCTGTATTAGTAGTTATGTTTTGTTTTTCTTTAACCGAAATTAGCATTTTATTGCTATCGGTTTTTTTCGTTGAATTTTTCTGTTTCATATCAGCTATTGTTTATGGTTTTTAGAATATTTTAGATAATCTATTTATAAACCTTTTAATAGGAGAATTATCTACAAACTCATTAATAATTAATTCTTCAATCGCTTTTAACTTTTCAACTTCTACTTTTGGTTGTTCTCCTCTCCACGTAATATACTTCTTAGTAGGTTTACTTTTAGTATCTATTATATTTATCACGTACAAGTATTTTGATTTTCCATAAGTAATAGACCCACTGTATTTACTTATAAGTTTGTAAGGAACATTATCATACTCCACTTCAACTACTTCTTCATTTACTACTACAGAATTATCTTTAACACTATAATAAACGTATAACAAGATATTATCTTTGTCATTGTCAACCTCGTGAAGTATGAGTTCAGTAAAATCTATACATATTTCTTTACGTAAGTCTAATATGAAACTTTTAACACGGTCATTGTAATAATATCTCCAATTACTTATTCGTGGTAGTAAGTAAACAAAGCAAGCTCTGTCATCGAAAATCTTTTTAAGAAATTTTGCTTTCTCAAAATGTCGTTCCACGTAGGAACACAATAAGTTTTCTTCATTTGTCATAAAGTTATTTTTTACGTTTACGTTTTCCAAATAATATTTCATCACCTCGTCTGGAAACCTTATTAAAGAATTGAATAAATATTCCGAGAGGTACTAATATTAACCCCAATGGGGGAAATACAAATGTTAGTAATGCTGTAATAATCCAATATATTGTCATAGTATTAAATTTTGTTGGTTAAACAATGATTGAAAATACCTCGCTTTCGATATATAAGTCTTCATCAGAACTTTTTGTAGAGGCTCTATAATATATATCGCCATCAGGATATATAATAAGTCTTTCATCAATCTCTCTAAATTCACCACTATCAATAAGTGTTGCAGTTTTTCTGATACTTATATTCAAGTAATTTTCTTGTTTACAAATAGCGATAGCTTTCTTAATGCGTTCTATTTCTTCATCAGATAATTCTATCTTAATAAGTAGTTTTTCTTCGTCAAATAGCCACTCACAATTTGAGTAACCGACCTTTAATAAAAATGTGGTTGTTTTCATCTTATTTAATTATTAGATTAGTATTTATTTCTTAAACTTAATTTGAAAAGGAGCACCAAAGAATGAATAATCCACGCCGTAGGTTTCTACAATACTATAACCATTTTCACCGTCAATCTCTAAAGCGAAGTTATCAAACTTAGTCTTATTTCTAATAGGTTTATCAATAGTAACCGTCATAGGTCTTAATAAAGTCATCTCGAAAATACTACCACCACCGTAGTCATCGCTGAACAAACCAACTTTATTACCTTTTGGTATTGTTACCACTTTATACATCTTATCAAACTTATCCTGTTTTATATTTATCAAATCAGCAACAGGCAGCTTACCAATAAAACATAGACGCATAGCCCCACAACAAGTATTTAAAATCTCAGAAGCAAACTTTTCATAATCTACATACTCTTTACCGTTACGATATTTTAAATCCGGGAAATAACCCATAGTACCTATATTCATACGATTAAAAACCTCTTTAACTTTTGCAGGATTAAGGTAAAGTGTATCTAAAATATCTTTAAAGTAATTCTTATAATAAGTATAAGGCTGTTCATAATAGCAACTATTAATACAGTCATAGTTACTATTAAGAAAAACCATACCCGCTTCCGTAGTGTTATCAGCCAAACGTTTAATACCACTACCTATAAATATGTAATCTAATACTGCATCACGAACACTATGCAGGTCTATATTAGCAGGATCCAGATTAGTTAACCTTGAGATAACTTCTTCACAGAATAAAATCTCCAAATCGTACACATAACCGTAGTTGTAGTCTATAAGGTCATTCTCTACATCAGAAAGTTGTCCTCTCAATATCAATTTAACCTGTTCCCTTGTGAGTTCTTCTTCTCTATCCCAATATATCTCACTTTTAACAATCTGTTTTTTGCAATTAAGCTTAAACGCATTTATAATAGTGCGTCTATCTTTTTTACTTAAATCCTCGTAGGATACTTTTGTTGTTGTTTCCATATTTATTGGTTTTTGGTTTTTTACTAATTATTATTCTTTTTCTAATTTAACAATGAATGGAAAAAAACATCCATCAAAAAACTTTCGCATGTATCTTTCACCTTTATACTCAAAAATAAATTCTGCTTCATCCACATACCAGCATCGTATTTTTCCACCCATTGGATGTCTCAATACTTTTCCAGTATCAGGGTGCAATGTAACAAGACCACGTCTTTCCATTGCTTTTAGTGTTCTTAAATCTTTAACTATTTTCATGTTCACCTCCTTTTTAATTGTTGTGTTTTTTATTGATTTTTTTTAAACCCCTTGTTATATGGGACTTTTATTATTGGTAATCTTTAATAATATCTCTAACCTCATTAATAATTGCATCGAAATCTTTTTTACTTAAGTATCTGTCCCATTTATTCATTAATGTTTCGCTCTCCATCAAAATCTCTTCACCTATAATGTAAATAAGCATGTCTAATAGGTGTTCTGATTCGCTAAAATTAGTGGTTACCTCACCAAAATGAAGTTCTTCATACTCATAGACTGCTCTAATAGCTTCAAATATGCCTATGTTTTTTATTAACCATTGTTCAGCTTTCCAACTGCCTATAATGTAATAGTCAGTATTAAAAATCTCATCATGCAAGTCACAACCTAAAATATTAGAACCTTTAAGGTTGTTTAAATTTTCAATAGTAAAACCTATTAACTCCTCTTGAGCTTCACGGCTTAATTGATTAAAGTATTTCATAGTTACCTCCTATTTTTTAATTTAATAGTCTTATTTTTTATTTCGCCATTTAAAGAATAAATTAACCTTATTTCGTTGGCAGTAAATATCAAATCTACTATTTTGCCCCCGTTATCTTTTATTTTTTTAATCATTAAAGATAAATTTGCTGCTGTTTTCATTTTTTGTCCTCCTAAATTTTATTAATTATAAGTTTTAACATACGGTATATTTAAAGCATCTAATACATCTGGAGTTATCCATTCAGGTATATCTCTTTTTTTCCAATTAAACAAATGATGCTTCTCATTTAAGTAGTAATTACGATAAGCAACAACGACATCCTTATCTTTATACTTATCAGGCATCGCCTGTGCATAAGGAGTTTCTTTTGTTATACTAGGAAATTGCAATTTTAATTTACTTGCTATCAAATCACAATAACGTAATACCTCAAAACACTTATGCACACGCCCGTATCTATATTCATACTCTCTGCATATTGCATATCCAATATCTAATAATTTTAAATAATTTGCATAACTTTCACCTGCCCATATTGTGCATGGGTGCTTTTCATGTGTTGGTTTATACGGTATTGCCTCTTTTAGTTTAGTGTAGTATTTCGTATGGTTCTCCGTATAACTTCTTTTCAACTGTACATCTAATATTTTGTGTAATACCGTACACGCCATTTGTGCAGTTTCAAGAGGCATCTTTACTACGTGTTTATCTACATAGTACTGTGCTGACCTCGTTGGGTTTTTATCTAATATAAATATATTCATACTATCTATTTTTGGTTATTTTTATTTATTAGTTATATTAAACTACCTATTATCATTAGTAGTAACATTAGCAGTACACCTATTACGAACTGCATCCAATACTCTTTGTGTGTTAGTTTATTTTTTCTGTTATTCATAGCTTATTTAGTTTAGTTATTTATTACCTATTACTTGTATATGGTACAATGTATCTTGGTTCTCAGATTTTTCGTTGCCATATATGTTTACTAACCTGACTCCGAAAATCGGCCAAAGTAAATTTTAGGTAGGGGGTTACACGGACTACCCTTATCTACTTTAGGCCGATTCTATTTTTATTTTTACTTGTGTAATTACTTATTTAAAACAAATACATTTTGCCTACTGTAGTGAAACCTACCTTTTTTAAACCGCCCGTATTTTACGGTTACACTACTATCGCCTAATTGTACTTTAAAGAAGGATTTACTTTCAGATTTATCTTTTAAATTTACTTCTCTTATTAATACCGCTCCGTTTCTGTCTATATGTAACGGTTCTAATTCACCACTAATCTTTAATAGTGAACGTCTATTTTTAGACAGTTCTTTTACTGTGTTTATTGCAGTAGTTATAACTTGTAATTTTTCAGTTACTAACTCTAATTTGCTTTTGTTTGTGTTGCTTGTGTTGTTCATGTTGCTTTCTCCTTATTAATTGGTTATTTATTATATGTATTTAGTTATTTCTTTTACTACTTGTTCAGCGTTTACTTCTGTAGGTACTGTTATAATACTGTAGTTATCTTCGCCCAAAATTTTTGTAGCTGGTGTTACAAATATATCTACATAGTCAGTACCACTATCAATAGCACCATGTATAATGTAACCATTTTCTCTGGCGTAAGCAGCTGTAACTATCTTGAAGTAATCGCTCCAATTTTTACATCTTGGCCATATTACTTCACTCACGCCTTGTTTTAAATTTTGTTTTATCTCATCTACCATTTGCATATAAAATGCTTTAGTAGTTTCACTGATTTGTTTAATTGCTGTTTTCATAGTTTCTGGTCTTTAATTTAGTTTAAAGTTTTAAAAATAGTTTTTAAATGTTTTGCTGCATAATCACAATTTATTATCAACCATCCTATATCACTATAATCAGGGCTTAAAGATTTGTAAAACTCAATCATATCATCTGTTTGAGCAAATTCACAACATGCTATTAACCAGCTTACATCTTCATAACTCGGTTCTAACGACTTATAAAACTCAATCATATCTCTTGTTTGTGTAAACTTACAACTATTAATAAGGATGCTTACATCATTATATGAAGGCTTTAACGACTTATAAAATTCAAGCATCTCATTTGTTTGTGTATATTTACAATCTTTAATTAGCTGGCTCACATATCCATAATAAGGTTTTAAAGATTTAAAGTAATCTAATATTTCCTTTGTCTGAGCTTTTGTACAGTTTGCAATTAACCATGCAAATTCTTGTTCTTTATTATCTCTTTTGTTTATCTCTTCTATTATATCAAATTCTTCTTCCGGCAAGTTATAATACCTTGCGTATGTTATTTCTGATAAGTCTGATTTCTTAATGATTAATTTTGGTGTCTTCATAACATTAAATTTTAAAAGTTAGTAAATAGTAATTCATTTATATAGCTGCGTTTGCATACAGCAGGAGTATTATTTAATTTCTCGGCTACTTTTTCACATACAGTTTTCACATTTTGCCTATATTGCTTTTTTGTTATTCCCTCCCACTCTAATTCGTTGTAAAAGTTATAAGCGTAAATGTTAGCACGTAGTGTTCTGAAATCTTTAGGGGTAAATGCTCTACCAACATAGCGTTTAATAAACTTCGTTAGCTGGTAGTCAGTAATTCCGAAAACTTTTTCATCACAGTTATTTAATATACTAACTACATACTTATTTAATTTATCTGGTACTTTGTAGCTATTCTCAACTTGCTTTTTACCTAGAAAATTAAATGTTACTTTACCATTTTTTACTATTACGTGTCGCCTCTCAATAGTAGTTAGCCCGTACGTTTTAACGAATTTAACTTCTTGATTTTTAGCAAATGGGTGCGGTTTGGTATAATAGCCTTCTGCACTACTCTCGTTACCAACACGTATACCTGTTTCCATTAGTAGTAAGGTTGCAACAGCACACCTAAAATTCTCAGTATTGGAATTTTTACCTCGCTCCGCCATGTTCAGTAACTTATCATATAAACTATTATACATAGAAGCTAATTTGTTCACCCGGTTATGTTTGTTTTTATTGCTACCTCTGACCTTACCATAAAAGGTAACTACTTGTTTACCTATTTTAAACTTTTCCATAATATTAACGTGTTAAGATTAATCCGTTCTTGTACTTACTTGCGTAATTAACAAAAATGTAATCAATTAATTCCTGCAAGTCTGAATATTCAGCACAATAATATTGGTAAGTAAAATCTCCGTTATTAAGGATATAACATCCGTCTTCAACATACAAGGTTAAAGTTCTGTAATATTCACTTCCGAAAACTTCTGCATATAAGTAGAAAACACCATCTTCATACTCATAAATTAATTTATTTTTACGGAGTAGTTTCTCCGCCTTGCGAATGTACTTTACAAAAGTAACTTCGCCTCTTTGTAATAGAGCCATTTTATTTGTTTTAATTGATTAACTTATTTTAAAGAACTTACACAAAAGTAATAAAAATTTACTATATATACAATAGATATTTTGTAACTTATTGATAATCAGAGCAATAAAATAACCATATTTTGTAACTTATTGATAATCAGATAGTTATAAAATATAGCATTTACAAGGGGGGTTTTTACTTATTTTATAGATAACTAATAAAAATAAGTAAAAAACTAATGAAAAAAAGCTCTAAATATAGGTACTTGTTACCTACATCTGATCCTTTTTAGATTTTGTTTATGTATATTTTTAAAAAATTAATTCATACACTATATTGTTAATTCTATTTCCCCGCTAAAATTATTTATTAGTAATTTACTAACTGAAAATAATTTTCTAACCCGTTTATTATTCTCAGTAATAGTTAAAAATACATACCTACTATCTCCGTCTTTTCGCAAAAAAGTTTTAATCTCTTTCCATGTATGCTTTTTATAAACCGATCCTTTATTAGATATTAAATATTCACCAAATAATTCTGCATATAAAATTTTATTTCCCATAAACTCAATTCTGATTAAGTCAATAAATATTTATACTTATTTATAGTAAATGAATTATTATTCTTGTTCGTCATCATCTCATCTATATCAATATAACGTACATTATTTTTTATCTCCTCCGGAGTTTCTTTTTACATTCTCATTAATCTTTTCCGAAAAATTAAATAATGATAAAGCAGTAAAATGTTCTTTTAATAACTTATCTATTGTTAAATGTTTTCTGCGAGAAATTAATTTACCTCTCCTATTTATAATTTTAACCGTAATAACTACAGAACCATTTCTAATTTTTAAAAATTTCCACGTAGATTTTTTAATTATTTCTCCAAAATTAGAAATTAAATAATCATTATTGTAAATTAAATCTGCATAAAATTTTGTAATTTTTCCC